ACAGTAAATGACCGACGACCATAAAGACGAATACGCCGGCAAAACCGACCACGAAGTGATCCTGATCCTGGAGACTCTTTCGTTATGGTCAAAAATCGGGGCTGGAGGAGTACAAATGAATCTGAAAAAGATCTTAATGAAGAAACTAGACGACGAACTGGACGACTTGACCGACAAAGCACTGGACAAACTGATGGCTCGGACTCAGGACTTGGATCGGTTGGCCGATCTGTTGCTGGAGAAGGGGCTGGGTCAGGTGGACAGTATCGTGGATGCGGTGGTTGATCGGTTGCAGGAGCGGTTGATCCAGATCCTGTCCAGTGATGAAAAAGAGGTTTGACTCCTTCTTCATCTGGGTCTGGCTGGGCATCATCCTCTGGAGTCTGCTGTTCTGGGCCGGTATCGCCTGGGGCGTGGTCAGGGCCGTCAGGTGTCTGTTGTGACCGACCCGGAGTCGTTGCTGGAGCAGTATCTGCGACTGAGAGAGGAGTGGTATCCCTGGCAACCCAACTTTGTCAGCGATATGATCAACTATTATAGGATGAAGGATAGACAAGATGGCAGAATGGGTTACGACCGAGCAGGCAGCCAAGATAGTCGGTCGCAGCAGGGATACTATCCATACCTGGATCAAACGGACAAGGCTGGGTATGGCTGAGATCCCGCTGAAACTTAAACCCTCTGGCAGTAGAAGAGGAGGGTGGTTGGTGTTGGCCGACTCGTTGCTGGCGGTCGAGGCCGGGAGTACCCGTCATGCTCGTAAAGGAGTCGGTGGGCTGGGTAGTCACCCACCGCTAGGGAAAGGTGTCGGCAACCGTCCTGAGCCGGATGACGATCTCAGTTTCGGCTCCAGGGATTCCATGCGTAGGGTTCGGGCCGATAGACGGCGTTGGGTCAAAGGTTGGGTGCAGGAGGGCAAAACACTGCCCAAAGTGCTGTCGGCCTTTGCCGATAGGCTGCACCCGGAGATCGAAGACTACTATCAGGCTGAAAGAGCCATAAAAAAGGCCAGGGAAGGTGAGAAGCCCCAGCCTTAGAAGGAGATTCGAGAAGGAGAATCGAAACTCAGCCATATTATAGCACATAGTTGGGCCAAATATGTAAAATAGGCTTGCAATAACTATTTCTTGATGGTAAAGTCCTGCCACATAAAACCTGACAGCAGGGCATAATGACCGATTTTGACCGCATTTTCGACCAGATTCTGTACCACGAAGGCACAGAATACACCGATTTTGCCGAAGATAAAGGCGGGGCTACCAAGTTCGGGGTCACTTTGGCCCTGTTACGGGCCTACATGCCTTCGGCTGATAAGGATGATGTTGAGAACCTGTCTCAAGACCAGGCCAGGGAGATCTACCAGCGGTTATGGGACGAGGCTCGGATCAGTCGCTTAGACCTGGATCAGGTTAGTAGCGAATACTATTTCGATATGTATATTAACGGTGGCGGTAAGATGGCCGGCATGTGTTTGCAGGCCGCTGTCAACCATAAGTTGTCACCGACCGATTCTAGTCAGTGGATCGATGTGGATGGACTGCCGGGCAACGGTACCAGGCAGGCACTGACCAGGGTGGGAGGTATCCCTCTCCTGGATCTGATGATCCAACGTAGCGGATTCTTCTGGAACAACGTGCTGAAAGGCTGTCGCTACGCTTTTCAAGTCCGTGACGGTGTTAGTAACCGGACGGATCAAGAATTATTTATTTATGGCTGGATTAGACGCTGTTTTGGCCTGGATGCTCAGGGCCGAACCTCGATTAGCCGGTTCAGCCGATCTGAGTTGGAGCAAGAACTAGCCAAACGGCCTGATTAGGCCCAACCGCCATGCGGGTGCGTTAATTCGTGGGCATGGGGAGATAATGTAATGCAACTATCGAGAACAGAAGCAGTTAGAGCGGCCCTGGCCGCTACTAATGGGACGCACGGCCAAAAGTCGGTTACTGAAACTAGCGCACCATTGACCACTGATACCACTAGCGGGTTTCACGGGGTATCGGTCAAGGCACTGGCCTCTAATACAGCCACCGTCTTTGTGGGTATCGGTACAGTGGCCGAGGCTGACGGCATGGAACTTAACCCTGGCGAAGGCGTGACTATTGATATTGATAAGGCTTCATCGGTACAAGTTATCACCGGCACAGCCACTCAGAAAGTCAGTTACATCCTGACATAGGAGGACAGAATGAAATTTCATGATTTTAGTCCGTTCTATCGGTCGGGCGAAGGTATCCGCTCCAAGGTGGCTGGCGATAGGTTGATCGATAACCCGGCTGTGGCTGACAGTGTCGGTGGCAGTGGTGCTAGTTTTAGCTTTGATGGTGATGGTGATCATGTTGAAGTCTCTGACGATGCTGATATTGATGTCGGCACAGCCGATTTCTCTATCGAGATGTGGGTTAAGCCTGACAATATCACCCAGACAGGCAAGTATTTAATAAACAAGGAAGCTGGTGGTATCGGTTACGGGTTGAGGATTGATACCGATGACCTGTACTTGCGATTGGATGATAATACCACTGATATTTCGGCCACTATAGCCTCCAATGTTTTTGTGGCTGGTAGTTGGACGCATCTGTTAGTCACCTGCAACCGTGACGGCGATGCGACCGCTTATGCTGATGGTGTTAGCCAGGGTACGGTTACTATTTCGACCGCTTCAGCCACGCTGGATAACTCTGGTGCTTTGCGGATCGGCACGGAGACTAGCGGCACTACCAACGAGTTCGCTGGTTCCGTATCCCAAGTCCGTCTCCACAACCGAGCCTTATCAGCAGCCGAAGTACGAGCGGCTTATAATGGACAGGCTGTGCCGTTTGAGTATAGGGGTGCTAGTCAGGATGATTTGATAACTGGGTCAAGCATTTGGGCTGATGGTGGCGGTTCTAATATCGGTACAGTTACTACTAATTCAGACAATGACGTTACTTGGGGTCAGACGGGGGCTGGAGATACTGGCACGAATCAAGTTAATGCCAGTCTCGGACACTGGATATTGGCCAATGGAACGGCCTATAGGGTTTCTTTTAAGGCTAAGGTTTCGAGCGGGACTGCGACATTAAAGCATAGGCCTTGGGGTGATGATGCTAAGGATTGGAACCTGACAACATCGTTTCAAGATTTTAGCTTTGAGGAGGTTTTGACCGCTGGAGAGAATAACGCCTATTTCTATTCTACTTCATCTTCTTCGCTTACTTACACTATTGAAGATTATAAGATCACCCAAATCGGCTGTGTAGCCGAATATCTGCCATCAGGCGTGGGGCATGGGATGTGGCTAGACGGGTCAGGCAATGAACTGCATGGTTCGGTTTCCGGTGCCACCGCTATCGGCATCGGCAGCAACCACCGTGAGAAATATGTTGACCTGACGGTCACTGGCGATACATCTTTTGCTTTACCCAAAGGGTATAGAGTGGCGGCTATTACCACTAAAGAGACTGCCGGTAACACACTGGGTGGTGGTATGGATGTTGGCACTACTAATGGTGGAGGCGAGGTGGTAGCGGCTCATGCTATTACCGCCAGCACAACGGCCATAGCTACCATTGTAGCATCTGGTAGCATCGGTGGGACGCATACAACTGCTGATGACACACTGTATATCACAGACGCTGACGGTACTGGCTGGGATAGTGCTTCTGTTGAGGTTCGGGTAGAGATGGAACGCTTAATAGTTTGACGGGAGATGAGATGATAACCAAAGAGATAATATCTACGCCAATTAACCCATTCGATCAGCAAGCGGCTAGTGTCGTTGTTTATAAGGTGGCACGTGAAGATAACGCTATTACTTGTCAGTTGGTTGATAGCGATGGGTCGGTGATTGAGGGCAAGCGGGTTTACAAGCTGGATGACAGCCCTTTTGATTTAGGCGATGATGAGATTAAGCTAGTGGAGGGTGAAAAGCCGACCAGTTCCTGGCTGAAAGCGACTATCCAGTTGTGGCTGGACGGGCAGCAGTCGCCTGATGAAGACGGTAATGTGTCGGAGGACGACCCGTTCTATTATGCCTCGGATGCCACCAAATCCGAACTATTGGCCTTAGTGCCGGAGGATGAAAATGAAACAGGGTAAAGCATCGACCAAGAAGCGTGGCAAAGCCGTACCGGGTACCGCTAAGTGGCTGAAATCCAAGAAACGAGGCAAGAAGTAACCGTGAGAGGATTGTTTGGCAAGAAACCGAAGGCCAAGCCGGAGCAGTCCGCTCGCCAACGTCCTTTTGCGGCTGATGACGCTGATCTGGCCCGAAAAGAGGCCAGGGAGATCAAGTCTTACGGACGGAAACGGTTTTGGCTGAAAAAACAGAACTTTGGGTGGTAGATAATGGCTGAATGGGACAGGTTACCGCAAGAATCAGATTCGGCTTTCGCCGCTTTCGTTATTTACAGGTCGATGCCACCTACGGATCGCTCGATCAAGCAGGTGCCTATCATCCGTGACGGCGATGCCAAGAAAGGACGAAATACCCGTCAGTTTGATCAATGGGCCTCTAAGTTCTCTTGGACTGACCGGGTAGCGGCCTGGGATATCCATCAGGACAAGAAGTATCAGAAAGAGCATACCAACGTTATCCAACGTGACAAGCAGCGGATACTCAGTCGGGCCTACAAGATGATGGATCTAGGATCGGAACTGATCGACAAGGCCGAGATCCATAATATGACAGCCGCTGAAGCTCGGAAGAAGATGAACGTGGCGGTGCAGTTAGTGACCGGCGGTTCCAAGATGGTAATGGATGTCATGGGCCTGTCGGAAAGCCAGCAGAACACTTTAATTAACGCCGAGGAGGGTGAGATTGCAATCCTCATCAACCAGTTCCACCAAGTTGGGGGATTTAACACCCCAGCAACGGGAGAAGTGGTTAGCACGAACAGCTAGGTCGATCTATCAGAGCCATCCAAGTCAGTTGGTGGCTAGTCCAGAGACTATGATGACGGCCTGTGTCTCGATGCTCAAGATCCAGGACAAGAACCGGATGATCGTACCGCTGGAGTTAAACAAGACCCAGGTCAAGATCATCGAGATGGCTTACAAGATGAGTGCCGAAGGCCGAGCGGTTCGGATACTGGAACTGAAAGGCCGACAGCAAGGCTCTTCCACTGGGATCGGGGCTTACTGCTTCCTGCGTACTATCTGTGAGGCCAACACCAACGCTCTGATCATCACCGAAGAGAAGTCCGGTTCGGCTCGTAACATCTTCTCGGTCTACAAACGGTTCGCCGACAACCTGCCTTTCGAGATCGCCAGGGATTTCACCCGTGAAGGCACCCTGCTTAAGTTCTCTGACCCGCTCAACTCACAGATCCGAGTTGAGGGTGAGAAGAAGATCACCAGTTTTACCTATAACCTAGTCCACTGCTCGGAAGCGGCTTTCTTTACCGCTCTGTCGGAGACACTGGCTATGTTGTACCAGACCGTGCCGGACAACCAGGACACGGCCATCTTTCTGGAGACTACGGCCAACCAGCACGGTGACGATTTCTATCAGGAGTGGATACGAGCGGTAGAGGAGAAGTCCGATTTCGAGGCTCTGTTCATCCCCTGGTTCGACCACGACGAATACTGTACCCCGTTCCCTAACCAGGACGAGGCTGAACTGTTCAAAGAGGGTCTGAGCGATAATACCGAGTCGCCCTACGGTGACGAAGTGGTGCTGTTGGAGGCTTACGGCCTGTCGCTGGAAGCACTTAACTGGCGCAGAGCGGCTATCCGTAACCGATGCCAGGGCTCTCTGGACGAGTTTGACCGTCAGTATCCTTCCACCTGGGAGACAGCCTTCAAGACTGCTGCTCTCAGTATTTTCGATATGGCTCGGATAGACAACCTGCGTGGTCGGTCACCGCAAGAACCGGCCCTGGGTACCCTGTTCGATATGCACGGCAGTGTCCAGTTCCGACCGCAGCAGAACGGGATTGTGACCATGCACAAACCGCCGGAACCAGACTATTTCTCTGGTTACGTGATCGGTGCTGACGTGGCTGAAGGGCTGGATACCGGCGACTTTTCCTGTGCGGTAGTGATGAAACGGCTACCGATGGAGATTGTAGCGGTACTGAAAGGTCGGGACGGTCGGCAGGTGGATATCGACGAGTTCGTGGATCAGATCCGGATGATGAGCCTCTACTACGAGGATGCCAGAGTGTTGGTGGAATCCAACGCTGATGGCGGTTCGGTCAACAGATTACTGACTGAACGAGGCTGTCAGCATGTACTGCGAGAGAAGGATGTGGGGCTGAGCGGTTCGGAACGGTTGGGCTGGCGCAACACTTCCACCTCTCGTCGGATGGGCGTGGCCCTATTGCAGACTGCTTTCAATTCTGGTGAGTTGGAGCTATGGAACGAAGACGTATTAAGCGAATTTTCGACTTTCGTGACTATTAACGGTCGGCCTCAAGCCATCAATAAGCGCAAGAAACGGGTTCAGGGCCAGACCCGAACCGGATTCTTTGATGACGGTGTTTTCGCCTGTATCGGGGCTGTTTTAGCTCACGAAGGGTTGCCAGCACCTCGGCCTAACCGATGGCACCAACGGCGTAGAGATGTGATCGAACTCAAGCAGTGGCGAGAGTCACGCAACAAAAAGACAGTGTGGGATTATGTATAACGATAAAGACTTCCTGGACATCATGGACGAGGACGAACTGGTCGATTGCATCAAGCAGATGCGGCATGATGCCGAGGACGCTATCTCAGAACGGGTCAAGGTCTGTCGCAAGGCTTGGCTCTACCTGCTGGGCAACCAGTACCTGATCGATGAGGGTGAAGCCTATGTCGATGCCGAGGTGCCGTCCTGGAAGTTTCGGCTGACACGTAATATCGTGGCTCCAGTGATCGACACCCTATCGCCTATCCTGTCCCAGGCTCGGCCTAAGTATTTTGTCCGAGCAGATTTCCCGGACTTGAGCGGGGTAATTACCGATCCGGAGAGCGGGATGCAGATCCCGACCGGCTTAACAGATTCTGAATTGGCTCACCGGATGGAAGACATCCTGGAAGCCACCCACCAGAAGCGGAATGAAGGGCTAGAGGTCAGCAAACTGCTGATGGATGTCCTGATCAACGGTACGGGTTATCGCAAGATACATTATTGTAGCCACACCAATCAGGTCAAACTGCCCATCATCCCTTTTGAAGACGTACTGGTCGATCCGATGGGAACCCGACAGGATCTCAACGACTCCAAGTACGTGATCGTGCGTCACTATATGGACGCTACCGATATTAAGTACCTCTACGGCCTGGACGAACACGAATACGCTCAAGGCGAGGCCGATAGCGTCTATTCCAAGTCCGGTATCAAAGGCGAGGGCCGATCCTGGATGCGAAGGTTACGCAACTTCTTCCAGGACGGTGGTTCCGGTGATACTGGCAGTGAGTCACCGATGGAGCGACGAAGATATCCAGTGCTGGAGTGCTACTACGATGCCGATCACGGTATGACTGAGGCTTTCCATCAGGGTGATGGTCAGATGCAATACAGTGACCGCTCACGAACGGTAGTGGTGGTCAACGAGAAGTCGGTGGTCTACGACGAATCCAACGTCTACTGGCACGACGAGTTCCCAGTTGTCTGTTATGTGGCTAACCCTATACCGCATGTTGTGCATGGCCGGTCTGAGGCCGAGCCACTGCTGTCAGTCCAGGACGGGGTTAATATCCTCTACAACACAGTTATCGCCAACTCCTTGTTGATGTCCAACTCGCAATGGCTAGTGGAAGACGGTGCGGTTCAGTACGAAGACCTGACCAACCAGCCCGGCCTGATCATCCCGGTCGAACGGTTGGACAAGATCCAGCGCATACCGCCGTCACCAGTACCCGGCGATGTGCTGAACGTATTGAAAGAGTTGGAAGGCACTACTCGACAGAACACCTCTGGCATCAGCCCAGTCCTGCAAGGCCAGGAACCTTATTCCGGTGCCTCTGGCCGATTAGCCAGCCTGTTGACCAGCAACGCCTTCTCTCGTCAATCACCTAAGATCCAGGCTATGGATGACGGTTACAGGCGACAGGCCCGGTTGGAACTCAGCCTGATGCAACAGTTCAAACAGTTCGACGATCCCAGAGAGACTAACACCTACGACGAAGGCGAGAACCTGCTGTTCAGTGAAGCTATGCGGGAACTGCTATACAGCGTAGAGATCGATTCTAAAGCCGATGCGCCATTGAACCAGACCGATAAGATCAATTACGCTTTCGCTATGGTGCAGTCCGGCGTGTTCGATGTTAAGGAATTCATCCGATACACCAATATCGAGTTATCGGAAGAACGCAAAGCAGAGATCTTCCAGGCACTAGGCCAGGCAGAGGTTCTGCAAGGACAACTAGCCAGCACAACGCCGTCCGGCGACCTGGCTAACCAGGTGCCAGAGATGCTGTCCAACCCGCAAGCGGGTGGTGTGGCTACCGGCACATAATGACGAGTACACCCGGCAACGGGCCTCATAAGGAGCAAAAATGCAAGTAGAGAGTAACCTCGACTCAACTTCGGAAGAAGCACCTGATGTCGAGACTCCAGAACCCGAAGTTGATCCTGTAGATACTGAATTATCGCAATTAAGGGGTGAACTCGACCAGCAACGCAATAACGCTAGTCAGAAGATCACCGAGTTGGGAGAGGCCCGATCAGGTCTGGAACAACAAGTGCAACTGAAAGATCAACAGATTGCCCAATTGCAACAGCAGCTACAGCACAGTCAACAGCCATCTAATTACGAGTACTCCGAAGACGAAGGCCAAGCCCGAATAAATCAGGCCGTTCAAGAAATGGCTCCCCGTTTCATTGAAATGGAGCAGAGGCTCCAGGGATACCAACAACGGGAACAAGAGGATGCCAAAGTCACGGAGATGCAACAGCAGTTCGGCGTTAGTGTCGAAGACGCACGTTTAGCCAAGAAATTCTTTGATGATGGTGAGATACAGAAGGGATATAGACTCCTGGAGTTAAATTCGATCCGCAACAAACGGAAAGAGGCAGCACCCCAACGGGACACGGCTGCTCCTCCACCTTCAGCCACCAGTAACAGTACCAGACCAGCACCCGCAACGGACACGGCTGACCTGGTATCACAGATGGAATCCGGCCAAATGTCGTTCTCCGAGAAAAGCAGAATACTAGCCGCTAATCCCGACCTGCTCAACGAGATACAAAAACGACGAGGGTAAGATGATTTTAGTCTTTTGCTGTCGTCGTGGAGTGGAGAAATACGATGGCAGCAGTAGGCGGTTCTAGTGCAACCATACTAGACCAAATCGAAATGGCAACTGTCCCTAACCAACAGGGACTCAACTTAAACCTTTTATCTAAGACTAGTGCTTTGTTGCGGGTGCTGCAAGATGCAGCTAAACGTGAGACAGGTTCGCCTATCAGGGCGCATGTCCGATACAACCGTAACAATAGCCAGTGGTACTATGGCGGTGAAACGCTGAGTGCTTACCGTAATATCGCCAACTCAGACACAGCGGCTGAGTTTGGTGGCGACACTAATTTAGCTGATGGCAGGGGTGGTCAGTTTGCTCAGGCTGAGTACAACTGGAAAGACTTGTCGGTCAATGTGATGATCACCGAATCCATGTTAGTGGAAAACGCTGGTCTGAATATCAACGACCTGTTGAACATCAACGACATCAGTGGTATCCCGGAGCGGGATCGCAACACTATCTTTAACATCTTCGGCAAAGAGGTTGAGATGGCTGGCGATGACATGTCGGACGCTCTAGCTACTGCTATAACCAATAGTGGTGGTGCGCCGAGTGTTAATAACCACGATGATAGTACTTCTACCATCCATAGCGTTTTCACCTTGCTGGCTGGTGGGACGGTTGGTGGTCTTACCGCTACCGGCCTGGGCGACTTTAGCTTAGGCTTGCTGAGTACTTACCACAACACTCACAATGACCATACTATTGGCAGTGCGGCGGCAGACATCAGTGAAACCAATAAGTGGAGAGCCAAGTATATCGATGTTTCAGGGACTGGTTACAACAGTACTGCGGCACAATACAACCTGAGCAAAGAACTGCTGGGCTTGGCCTTACATGATACTGCCCAAGGTGGGACTGATAGCGTGGATTACATTTTCTGTAACCCACGAGTCTATGTCGGGCTAGAGATGTTGTTGGAAGACCAGGTGCGCCGTGACGAAACCATGTCTAACATCGGGTTCAATCAGAACATGATGTGGAACGCTTTCGGCACTACCATCATGGCTGATCCTTTTGTGCCAGCCCATAGTGTGATTGGTATCAATACCAAGCATACCTACATGGCTATCCATCCAGCTTTGGATCAACAGTTCAGCGGTTTTAAGACTCGACCTGACGCTGCTACCATTGAAGGTCAACTGAAGATTAAAACTCAGTTGGTGACTGATGATCGAGCCAAGAACTTCTGGATCTACTTGGGTGCTTCTCCTGAAGTCGGTGGTACAGCAGTCTAACCTTTTCAGTAAGAGTGGTGGCTGTAACGGCTGCCACTCTTGCACTTACCTAAAAAGATGGCATTAACACTATCCGATCTAAGAACTAGACTCAACGTGCGAACAGGTGACCCGGACGGGAACTTTCTGTCTTCCGCCGAAAGGGACATGATCCTGAACGATGCGGCTCGTAAGGTAGCCAGCGACTTATATCGGAATGGGACTGCCTTATTGACAGCGCATAAGAAATTACAATTGGAACCTGGCGTGACCAAGTACGCTTTACCCGACGATCTGATCGGGGTACAAGAGGTCTTTTGGGAAGACAGCAACACACGATACGAGGTCGAGCAACGACCGTTACAGAGCTTTCAAGATATTGACCGCACCGGCGACCGGCCAACCTATTTCGATGTTTTCGGGCAGACCGGCCAGTTTGTAGTCAGGGGTAATGTCTTTCACGGTTCGCTTTCGCTTGGTAGTGGAAGTGACCAGCAAGGGTTGTCACTTTACTTTCAGTACCAATCCTCTGGGGGCATAAATGTAAGTGCTTATAACAGTATTGAGATTGGTGATATTGTTTATAACCTGACTGATGACTCGCAGGGGACTGTTTTGGAGGCCCCGGTGATCGATTCGGCTGGGGCTGTAACCTTGGTTACTACCTTGACCGGTGGGCAGAGGAATATATCCCAGCGTGGCGATTCAGTGTTGGTGGAACGAGGAGAGAAAACTCTGCCGGTCTTGCATCTTTACCCTAAACCGTCTGCGAGTAGTACGGTTAATATCGTCAGGTCAGGCACGGTGGAGGGAACTCTTAGTCAAATCGGTATGAATAAGTCGGATGCTTTTGTAGTCAGTGCCGACCGTAATATCGGCAGGTCTGAAGGTGGTTCTAGGGTTGAGGCCGTATCTACTCTCAAGGTTGCCATTACCGATGCTGTTGCCACCTCAATTCAATTGGAAGATACTAGCGGGGTACTGGTGGGCGATCTGTTGCTGATAGGTTATGAGTTTATGGCCGTATCAGCAGTCAATTCGGACGGGAACACCTTGACCGTAGTTCGTGGGTTTGGCCCTAGTACGGCCTCTGCCAGCCATCTCATATCGGCTACAGTTAGTCGGTTTCCTCGTCTACAGCCTTTTGAACTCTATGGCCTTCGCTTTTCGGGCGGTGAAGTCGGAACGGCTCGTGAGTTTGAAAACCTGATTATCGAGACTTATACTGACCATACCGATACCGAATCCAGCAGGGTGTTGTGGTTAGATTACCGCCGGGATTCGACCGACAGCCAGATACATATTACGCCTCACCAGATACTGTTTCGGGAAGCAGCCGAGTCAGGTGATAACCGTCTGCCTAGTTATTATTTCCCTAGCTTTACCGTAGAAAGCGATTTGGACTTTAAGTTTGAACTGTTATCACTCCAGAGAACGGAAGGCTTGAATGTCTATTATGCTCGTTATCCACGGGTGATGACCCAGGTTACCGATCAGTTTGAACTGCCAGAGATCGCCCTGGAAGCGATGTTGCTTCATGCCGAATACGAAGTGCATTTGAAGGCCGAGGGTGGACGCAATAACATGTCGGCTCAAGCCTATGCGCTGTATGAGATGGAGTTGCAGAAGACGATGAAGTTCCTGCGTACTCGGAATATCCGAGGCTCCAAGACGGTACGCAACGTGATGCATGGGCGCAGTTTTCGATATGGCTAATGGATGAAATGGACAAATGTCGAGGTCGAAGGGAATCGTCGTCGAAATTATCCTCTGACCCATACCTTATCGGCACTTTCCTCCTCTATCGGACTGGGAGATCATACCAGCCTGAAGCGCAATTTGGGTCCGGTTACGATCACTCTACCGGCGGTAACCAGTCATATAACTCTTACCGACAGGTCAGGCGATCTAGGGGTTACTCTTCGTCGTCGGGGGACTATAGATCTTTATCAGATAATTTCCTCTGTCGGGCTGGGGGATCATGCTAGTGTTAAAGAGAATAGTGTTACGGAAACGCATACCCTATATCAACTGGTGTCTTCTGTTGGGTTGGGTGACCATAGCCGGCTGGACAAGTATGACCGGGCTAGTCCTCATACCTTGTACCAGTTGGTATCCGAAATCGGATTAGGGGATCATAGTAATTTACAAGAAAGCAATGTTACCGACACTCACACTTTATACCAGTTATTGTCAGAGATTGGGTTGGGCGATCATACGGATGTTAAAGACAGTGATGATACGGATACGCACACCCTATATCAGTTATTGTCAGAGGTTGGGTTGGGTGATCATGCTAAGGTTAAAGAGAATGATGCTACGGACTCTCACACTTTATACCAGTTGGTGTCATCAATTGGGTTGGGTGACTTTAGCCGGTTAGATGAAGACAATGTTACGGACTCTCACACTCTGTATCAGTTGGTATCTTCAGTTGGATTGGGTGACCATAGTAGGCTGGATGAAGCCAATGTTACGGGTATTCATACTCTATACCAGTTGGTGTCTGGGATCAATCTGGGTGATCGTACCCATTTGCGAGAAACGGATATCACGGATACTCACACTTTATACCAACTGGTGTCTGAGATCGGGCTGGGCGATCACAGTGATCTGAAGGAAAATGATGCCACCGATACGCACACTTTATATCAACTGGTATCTTCAGTTGGGCTAGGTGACCATAGTGATTTACGAGAGAGTGACGTTACAGACACACATACCTTGTACCAACTGGTATCTGGGGTTGGGTTGGGTGACCATAGCCTTTTGCGGGAAAGTGATGTCACCAATACGCATACTCTGTATCAATTGGTGTCCGAGATTGGGTTGGGCGACCATAGCCACTTACGAGAAAACGATATTACCGTTACGCATACTTTGTATCAACTGGTATCCGAGATTGGGTTGGGCGACAATGCGATCTTGGATATGGTTAATGTGGCTCAAGGCATCATAGTCTCTGGTGCTTATATTAGTCTTTATTTCAGTGATATTGCGAAGCCCGATAAGATTGATCGTGTCAGTGATATTGTGACCGATACCTGCTATATCGCTTTAACCTTCTATAACGAGGCCCAGGTGTATAAGTGGAATCCTCCTTACGATTATTAGAGGTGGTGAGATGGGTGGTTTAAGCCTTAGAGGACAGGCCGAAGTAATAGTTCGTGATGTTAATGGACAGGTCAAAGATCGCCATGTTTTCGACAACAATATAAATAGTAGTGTGCCAGCCTATTTGATGGGTGCGGTCGTTTCTGGCGAGCAATACCCGGAGGCACTGGTTCCTAGCGGAATCTATTGCAAACTGGATAATAACCTTCAGACTAACTTGGGTCAGATTGGTGACAACCATTCCACTTCTGGACTTCTTAACGGCACATCGATTGCGACTGAGTTTTCTGTTTATGGATTGCAAGCGGATTTCGGGTCGGATGTAACTGCTGCTGCTGTTAACGCAATCTACCTCATGGGGCAAGGTCAGGCAGGTGATCTGATCTTGGATAATGTTGAGATAGCCAGGGCTGATAAAGGTGCTAATATTGATCCCAACGTATTGGTTACTCAGAACGACACCATCGATGTGAACTATCAGATTATCATAGCCCGTCCTGCTGGCACAGAACCCTATGCTGAAAGCCAGGAGTTTATGAGGCGATTGAGCTATATCATTCGTGGGATCAAACGTGCTGATTTACAAGGTGTTATGGTTGACTACGATGTGCAAATAAGAAGGGCACGTCTGTATAACAGGGGTGAACCTGATGACTTTGATGACGATACTCTGTTGAAAGAGGTTCCTGTTTATTTGTCCCGCAATAGCGCAACTGGGGCTAGTGGCTGGATTAGATTTGATAGCATTAGGACACTTCCAAATGAGTTCAGGGTATATATTTATGACGAAATCGCTGACTCTAGTCCAGAGGTTAGCCGCTGGGTGATCAATGCCCCTGGCTGGGGTGATGGTGATAATGTTCTAGTGCCTCTGTCGGTAGATTTCTACTTGGTAGATTACCCTGTTTATTCACCCACGTCAGGTTCTATTTAATATTACAAGGAGTTTTTTATGTCAGGGTTATCAGGCCAAGCTGAAATTACTATTACTAAAGCCGATGGGCGACAGTTTAAGCAGGTGATTAAGAACGATATTGCTGTGGGTGTCTATACTCAGTTGACCGATCAGATGAGGAACAGTACCAATAATTATGCAGGTTACATCCCGGATAGGCTCAAAATCACGCTCAGTGGTGGCGGGACTCACGAAGAGCTATTTCCTCTAGGGCCACCTTCAGTGGCACATTCAAGTACATACGCTTACGTTGAATATTCTTTAGCTAATCCTGCCGCTGGTTCGGAATTTGTCGGCACTATTGGTGGGTACGTTTCTCAAGTGGAATTACTAGATGGCAGTACACAAGTAGCGGTAGCCACATCTACCGGCACTGGCACTGGGACTACATTTACCAGCGGTAGTAATGTTGAGTCGGCACATGGGATTGATAGTAGTGACACCGTATCTTGTACCTACCGGCTCCGGTTTCAGAATTTTGCTCCCGATATAAGCGAAGACTATGCAGTGGCTTTACTGGAGACCGTTGTTGGTGGTGGGGCTCTGACCAATATCACACCAGCCCAGTTTTGGTTAACTAATAGTGATGGTGGGATAATAAAATCCGGTTCATTGAATAATAATGGCTTAACAGTGTCAACAGGTGGGGCTGCTGGCTCTGAAACTTATACCGTTATCGGCACTGTTAATTTCTGGACAGTCCCAACAGAGCCAACCCATTTTAAGGTTTTCACCTCTGCTGGTGGGACTGATGGGCAGACCGGCCTTATCATTTTTAAGTCCTTAACAGGTGAACCTGCTCATGTCGGCGATCAGAATGATGTACGATTATCGTCATTCGACCCTAACGATGATATTGTTCTGCCTATTCATATCACCCTTAATAGGCTGACCGCTACGCCGATTGATTAAAAGATGAAAAAGATTTACAGTCTGGACAATTTTAGGTTGGGTATCAACGAGACTTTAAGCCAAGCGGCCAGCGATATGGCCAATTTCGATGTCCGTACCGATGGGGCTTTAGTTACTCGATCAGGTGTTGATTTCAGTGGTAACGGGATTGAGACTCTAAGCTATATAGCTAATGATACGACGACACCCGGAGTCTTGAGTGATGTGGTGCAGATTTTCTTCATCAAGGGTCGTCGTTTTGTGCAGACAAGAACTGGGTTGTGGTATGGCGGGGCTTCAACTTTCTGGCGAGTGGATAACAAAGTCACCATAAATGGGGAGGCTGTAGAAGATGATGACTTATGGACGACTGCTTATTGGACGGATCGGTATCATGTGGTGGTAGCTAACAAGGATCGGGCTTTCCTGGCTAATGGTAAAAATCAGTTCTGGTTGGATCTGCAATTTCCAGCCGGTGCCGAGTATCCGGTATTGTATAACTGGGGTATGGATGCACCGGATAGGTCGCAGTGGACGGCTCAAACCGTTGATTCTGGGGGAGAGTGGACTGGAGGTACGACTGATATTACACTCGATAACACTGGCGGTACTATAGAGGCTGGGTTCTATGCCTATGCGCTCTGTTACCAAAATCAGTATGGTGGTATGAGTCCGTTATCAGCCAGGGCTATAATTCAACAAGAGAGAGATGTAGAAGGAGACCCCCAACATAAAAACCGAGCCACTCTCACTTACCCTATACCCGCCGATAAACAGGTTAAGTATATCAACATTTATCGCACTGATAAACTGGAACCTATTCCCTCTACTGTCAATAGTGAGATTGAAGGCACTCTGGCTCAGAGCGCACCCTTAAAACTGATTCGGCAATATAATATTAGTGCGGCTATAGCTGCTAGCACTCCTACTTTACAAGATACCGATGCAACTAGAGCCTATGGTATCGCTCAACTAGCCAGCACCGAGTTCACCAGTAAACCACCATCCAGCCTGAACCATATCACCCATTATGCTGGTCGTATTTGGGGTAGTATGGTGCAGGATTCCGAGGCTAGAGGGCCGGACATCCTGTGTTTCTCGGCTATCGATGGATCGGCTGCGCCTCTGTACGACATTTGGCCTTTGGCTAAAAGTGAGGAGGGGGCGGGAACCAACCCGGCTACCGATGCCAATCTGTCACCGGCTATACCTCACCAGATCAAGACCCGTGATTTGATTCGGGCTATCGGTCATAGTCGTAACTATATCGCCATATTTGGTGATACTTCTATCCAGTTGGGTAAAGGCCAGGGTGTTATCGAAGGGCTTTACAATGTCAATTTACCTAATACCGATTTGGATTTCTCTGACTTTCTGGATGGTATCGGCGGCAAAGAGTTTTGTGTCAGCGAGAGGAATGGTAACTTATATTTCTTGTCACCGTCTGATGTTCGGGTCTATCGCTTGGATGTAAACGGGCAGGTGAGTTGGATTTCAGCCCCGATTCAGCAGATCCTTAATGGTTATGGTTCCTCTAGGGTCAAGCAGGTGTTGGCCCATGATGAGATGGTTCATGTCTTGGTCAATAACACGACAACCAAGAAATCGGATCTATACGCTTACGAAGAATCCAGAGGCATATGGACACATCAGGATTTGAGCAGCAGTAATTTATCAAACTTAACCTCTAATATACTGGGAGGTGATTATATTGATCGGGGTAACTCCAACTTTGGACTGACGGACTCAGCGGCCAATCTGAATGGGGCCATTGCTGATGGTCTTGCCACAGCCGTGACGGTTACTGATGGTAGTCTGTTTGAAGATGGTGATGTCCTCGATATTGAGGGTGATCAGATGCATGTCACCGATATAAGCACCCATGTTTTAACGGTGACACGGGGATCTAATGGGACTACACCTGTCGGGCATGATGATGCCACTGATGTTTTCTTAGTAGATCCAGATGTAACGGCTATTAGTCATACTGGCTTGTATGCTATGGGTGAAGCAACGGGTGGTAACACTGTATTGTTTCGACTGTTCGACGATGACTCTACCAATGATGATGGTGCTGTCATTCCAGTTAGCTACACTTCCGAAGAGTTTATATTTGCCAATCCGACCCGAATAAATCTGGTGCGAGTAGGCGTGGAGACTGACTCGTCGGTAACAGTAAACATAGATGTGGACGGTGAGGAGAGTCAAGTCACTATACCGAACCCGGCCACAACCGCTGACCCTTATATACTGTCTAAAGAAAATAACTATGGAGTCCGTGCTTTTGCCAGAGGGCATAAGTTCAAGGTTAGGTTCACCTTATCCGGCGCACAAACGGTGCGCTTCTTTGAGTTACAATTCAGGAGTCGATGAGATGCCAAGGACTAATTTCGGCAACACTAACACCGATTATATTAGGAACGTTAATAATGCTAGGAGGAAGGATGCCTGGGACATGAGAAGGCCGGGCCGTGCGCTGGAGGTGGCACCACCATCCAGGCGCAGGGACAGAGAGGTGAGAACCAGGTACTTGGCCGGTGATCCCATTCAGCAGTTGGCAGTCCAACCTCAGACGGGTACTGGTGACATCTTGGAACAGATCGCCCAGCAGTATTACGCCGATGCCATGCAGGGCGCATCAGCTATCGGTCAACAGATGGGGCAATCATTCAACCGACGAGGGTTAGGCAACTCACCTTTAGCAGCCGGGTTGCAGTCTCAGGCTATGAACCAGGCCTTGGGCCGAGCGCAGAGCGAAGTGGCTAAGATGCGGTTAGGTTATGCCCAGCATCAGGATGCTCTGCAACGTCAGGATCAGTCTGAAAGTGATAGTATACTGTTGCAATTATTATCATTAGCTGCTACAGGTGGATTTAAGGTCGCTGATAAGATGGGTTGGTTTGACAAGTTATTTGATGGCGTGAATCTAAGTTATGACTCGCCAGAAGGGTTTGTCAGTTTTGCTGACAAAGTGTTGGCCAGGGAGACTGGGCCAGAGTTGTCAGATCGTGCGATGGAATTATTGGGAGACTTGTACTAATGCCAGTAAATAAAGGATTGCTAATCTCAGCCGCCATAGCTAATGGCTTCAACGCTTTCCTTGACGCTCGTGAGAAAGGCGACCTGCAACGGCAGCGAAAGGCTCTGGCTGATGTAGAGGAGCAGATGAAGGCGGCCCAGCTGCAGAGGTACCAGGCGCAGACGGCCTTGCTCCCCCAGGAGCAGCAGTTAAAGGCAGATCAAGAGAAGCGACTGGTGGAAACTGAGGAGAATCGCCAAAGATGGCGAGATCAACAGGACGCTCTTGCTCGGTATAAGACTACTGCTGGGGCGGTGGAAAAATTGGCTTCTGGGGTTGGGGACTGGTTTGGGGATAAGTTTGACCCCGATAAAATCATCGACCGGAAAACGAACCGGATAAAACTTGAGAGCCTACAGGATGAGCAACAGGCTAGGGCAGGATTTGCAAAGAAACAGCAAGAGTTGGTGGGCAAATTAAGAGCGGATGGGCATGATGACATAGCTGACTTGCTTGGAATGACGAATGACATGGTCGCTAGTGGTTATGGTATTAGCACCCAAAATATGTTCGCAAAACAATTTCTGAACCGACAGCAACTGGATGTCCTCAATCGTTATATGGCGATGGAGAAGGGTGACGAAGGGCCGACTGAGGCCGAAGGGCTGCATGCGGCTAGCCGTCTGGGTGTTGACTTGCCGCAACCCAAACCGTTGACTTCTGACCAGCGTCTCGGATTATTGCAAATGTTTAAGGCGTTAGGCTCCAGAGGAATCCAACTAGCTCAAGATATTAAGACGGTAGACGATATGGATCAGATGTTCGACTTGCCACCAGCAGATTTGATGACTGTATTGGCTAAGGCCGAAAAGGGTGACGCTAGTTGGGCCACTGTTAAGGACGATTCGACTGGATCGATAATGCTGTGGGATCGGAATGATCCCGGTAGCTCTCTTCGGACTCTGATCCAGGGCAAGCCTGGTTATGAGTCGATGGAGATTAAAGATATAAGTATGTTGGATGGCGATAGACGAGCTATATCCAAGGATTGGGATAACAGGAACACCACTAAGGGTTTTCACGATCTTCGATTCACTTATACCCAGACGATGAACCTGGTTGACCGTTTCAATGCAGACGAAAATGATCCAAGGCGTATTGGTGCGGCTGAATTTGACGTGATGTTGATCAGTAACTATCGTCGATTGCTCGATCCAGGCTCAGTGGTAAGGGAATCTGAGTTCAATGTGGTTTTGTCGATGCAAGCCACCTATGAGAAGATGATGGCTACCATCTTGAGGCAGTTGGACGGTGGTGGCTTGACAGACGAGACACGTGCCAGCTTGCTTAACACTATCAACGGTTTGATGGAAGGTGCTAATACCGAATATGCCCAGTTGTATGATGAAGAGGTTAAGACCAAGGGTACTGGCATTATTAAGCGTTATGACTTCCTGGAGAAGAAATATGGCACAGATGTTTGGCAAAAGGTCAGGTTTGACAAGGAAGGGCTTTATGGGGCGCATCCTTTCAAAATCGATGATAAGTACTACGACGAGAGTGGTGCTGCGGTCGGCCAGAGAGGTCAGCCGACCTTTGCGGCACCGATTGCTATTTCCCAGTTAACTAACGCTCAATATTATCCTGGCGGTATTCCCCAATTCCGTGATCAGAATCTCAGCCCGACAGAGGTGCGGCAACGTGTCGATAAGTATTTGCAGGTTGACAAATTCATGCGAAGCAAACTGCCAGGAACAGGGGGAGGTTAGGTCATGGCTAGGACTAAACTGGATGCAAAGCAGGTTCAGTCTTGGGTAGACGAGGGGTTGCAGCAAGACCCGCCGATATCGGAGCAGGAGTCAAAGCAGTGGTTACGGAAGATGGGTTATACCTGGCCGGGCGAGTTCGGTGCGGGTGAGCTTGGTTGGGAACTGGCTAAAGGCCCAGCCACACTGCTTGACCCGTATAGTCCTGTTTCGCTAGACCCTGATAGTGGTAAATTGTTAGGTTTCGACCCCTCTGTCGATCAGATGGATCTGATACCAGGCATGTCGGCCCTGAAGGGGTTAGCATCTTTCCGTGTGCCGCCGGTGTTGGCTGGCATCCCCAATCTGGGTAAATTGGCACTTGGCTCATTAGGTCTAGCTGCAACAGGGTTGTTGCCTGGGCCGCTCAAAACCTTGCGTACACCTTTCCAGGAATATCCAAAGACGGCTGTAGGACAAGCCAAGGAGTTTGTTTTCGGACGGAAGCCGGACACACCAGGTGGGCCGGGCGGTAAAGATCCGTTGGAAGGCTTATACCGTGATCCAGTAGAGACAGGGGCGGCATTGGCTCCCGTTTTGGGCCAAGTCGCTACAGGTGCCGGCTTGACTAAACTCGGCCAAGCCTTGCAGTGGGTTGATGCCCCAGGTGAGTTGCTGAGCAGGGGAGTAGTTTCGGGTTTAGGTGCAGTGGCTGAGTCTACCCCAGGGGTTGGGGGGAAGGCCAAACGTGCCAAACAGCAAGCCTTGGTCGAGCAGGTTGACCCAGATATGTTGAGGTTCCAACAGTGGGCGCAAGAGAAGGGGATTATAGATCCGCTCGATCCCAAGACGGGTGAGGGCGGCTTGCCAGCCCCGGTTTTGAGTCGAGATCCGGGTGCGGTAAAGGTGTCCAGGGCCATAGCTCAGAAAGGCGGTGATAACGCCTTCTTGCGTGATGTGAACCAGTTTGAAAAGGCGTTGGACTTTGAGGAGCAGACATTTCGTGACTCGATAGATCCGAGCGACCCGGTGGCGGCCATGTCAGCGGCCAGAGAAGGGTTAGCCAGGCTGGAAGGCAAGTATCCTGAGTTGTCCAAGATGCTGGACGAGCTAGGCTTGGACGAGATGGAAGCCGACATGCCTAACGTCAGGAAAGCTATTGCTGAGTTGGAAGGGCGTGGGCTAGGGCCAAGAGGTTCGGTGGATAAGGCGATAGCCACTGTGCTGAAAAACCCGAATGTTCAAGCCTTCAAGAAGAGGGCTGAAGCCTCGGCCAAGAGGACCGAGGTCATTGACAGCGGCCCGGCAATGGATAGCCAAGCCTATGGGCAACGTCTTGCGCCTGAGATAGAGTTGTCCCAGGTTTCGTCACAGGAGATTGTCTCGTTTTACGAGGCTGCTGTTAAGAACAGTAACACTGGTGCTATGCGAGCGGTAGAGAGCCGAGGTTTAGAGATCTTGCAGGATCGGATTCGTCACCACCGGAACACGATTCAGGACGACATCCGGCAACAGATGGCACTGCATCGCCAACAGCAGGATTTAGTAGATGATGCCTTGGCTAGTGAAGATAAGTTGATAGCCGGGTTGCAGCGGGACGAGCAGTTCTTGCGTGATTATGAGGCCAGGGTCTTCCCCTACTCTGACGAGCGGGGCAGTTATAGGCTGGTTGCTTTGGGCAGAACCGTACCTGGGTCAGGTGGGCAGGTTAGGCGCACTGTGGATAAGGTTGATTACGACCTGTTTGACGAGGCCGGCCTTATTGAGATCGGCCCGGACAATGTTCCTTACGCCAGACGTTATTTCGATGAGGTGCAACCCGGATTGGAAGCGGAGTACTTGAAGCCCGGACAAGATCGAGCTGCTGAGATGGATTTTTCACAGGCCGTAACCCAGCAGAGACCGGAGATCAATCGTCAGTTCAGTCAGTTATCGGCTAGAGCGGAAGATAGCTTGGATCAGATCGATACGGCTGAAGCGGCTCTGGAACGATTAACTGAGATGATAGGCAAGATGGAACAGACCGGGTTAAAGGAGCGTGTCAGCGGAACCAGACCTGGAGCCAAGCCTAAAGGTCGAGCGCAGTACCTGGCAGGGAAGCGTGAAGTAACAGAAACTGCTGATGACGTGGTCACAATCAGAGAACTGAAAAAGATGAAATCCAATCTGGGTAGCGATTTGGCTACTTGGAATGATTCGCAAGCAGTGGCCCAGAAGGGTGACCATAGCCAGAATATAACTAAGGCTTACAACAAGCTCTATCGGGCGATAGTGCTGGATGAGCTTGCTGGTTATGCCAAGGAGGTCAGTCTATTAGAAGCGGCTGATCCCAGCAACGCCAAGAAGTATGGTCAGTTAAGCCGTCTGCTAGGTGAGTGGCGAGAGACATCAGAGTGGTTGTCTACCGAACCGGCCAGGATCATCAAAACGGCGGTGGAGAAGAGGTATGTGGATCACCCTGACGGTGCGTTGGATGCCAATGGTGACCTGATCAAGGTTCCAGGCTATAGCGAACTGGATGTCTCGACCGCTCGACAGATCGTAGACGGCTTGTTTAACAAGGGCTGGAAGATAGACCCATCGTTGTTCAAAACGGGAACCTTGGCTACGGTTGACATGCCGATGATCAGAGAAGCCATCGGGCCAGAGGCTTGGCATAGATTGAAAGCTATCTGGGTACATGACACCTTTGAGAAGGCCAGAGGCCCGTCAGGTCGGATCTCTAGTCCTAATAGCCTACAAGCGGAACTGGATAAGCTAGGCAGTCATGCTGACGATATTAACAGGCGGTTAGTAGAGATCGGCGGTGGCGGTGAAGAGGGCCAAGCCTTTGCTAAGTTGATAACTGATATGAGTCGAAGGCGAGGGAAATCAGAACGGTTGGCTGGCATCTTTGACGACAGTACAGCCTTCAGTTTCGACAAAGTCAAACCGAAGCCGAAGCAGCCTAGCCGAGCCTGGGATATGGCTAAAGCGGTAGGAATGACTGAAGCGACAGGTGGTGTACTGCTGGGCAGGTTCTTGAGTCCGGCCCGAATGGGCCGAGCGATTGCAGCCAAAGCACTGGTGATGGGATTGGAGGGTTACGGTGATATGCTGAACAACCCTCGTAAGTACAAGATGACAGCGGCTGACCTGGCTGATGCGCCTAGCTTGGCCGAAATGACGGCCCAATTCAAAGCCTGGGGCTTACCTGTCAAGCATAGTCGTTTGGCTAGGCAGATCGATCAGGAAGAGATAAAGAGACAACGTCAGAGTCGTCGCCAGGCAAAGGTGGATATTACCCCACAAGCTAGTGAAGCCTTCAATCAGTTACTAAACGCTGAATTGGAACTGTGACTTTAGTGACTCAAATCCCATTTTACGTTTTTCGATTTCCGTGTCTAAGCTCAGAAACCGAAAATGTCCGATAACTTTGAGACTGAACGGGCTGAACTACCTGACGCAGCCAAGGAGAACGGTGATGCTGTTCGCAGCCATTTCATTAATCAAGAGATCATCTCGATCATCAAGTACCGCCAAGCACGGAAATGGCTAATCACGGCTGC